TGAAATCTTTTCTCTGTTCGTGTCCCCATCGATAGAAACGATATGTTTCTCCAACCTTTTAGTTACCAAAGGAACAGTAACATTCATCGGATATTCGTCTCTTAATTTACTTAATTCATTAGTATCTCCAAACGTTAAAAGTCTACAAACTACATTAACCCCTGTTTTAGGAAGATTCAACTCAAATAAACCATCAGCATTTGGTTTAATATTTGGTTGTTTAATATTCAACTCATCAAGTTGAACTGTGGTTTCAAATTTTTTGTTTGTCTTAGGGTCAATTAAATTAAAGATATAATCAGAACCAAAGGCAGTATTACGTAAGAATATTAACAATGCTTCAACATCACCCTCCAATAAGTCATCAATAGAAAAGTCAGGTTCGTAAATTTTGTTTTTAAGTAATGTTTGTACTAAGTTATCATTATTAGTTGAAATCAGAATATTTTCATCCTGAGCAGTTAGATAACCCACCTTAATAGATTTCTTTTTGTTTTTATAAAAAACACCCTGTGAGGGTAGTGGTACCACATCGTGTGGTAAATTCATATTCATTTGTCCGTATTGTTGTGCTTGGTCCATAACTATTTAAATAAAAAAACCATAGAAGTACAATGACCTCTATGGTTTAAATATATAGGTGATTGATTTTTAATCAATACTTTTTTTATATTAGTAAACCAAAATACATCTATCTGGACGTAAAGTTGCTGTAATTGTCGCAAGACCGTCCTCACTATAACCTAAACTATCGAAATTAACATCTGTTAAGAAGGTACCCTGAAGTATCCATTTCTCAACCGCTACACCTGTTGGGTCTAACATTTCTAAGTCCAAGTCTTTTTTATACCCTGCAGCATAACCCATACGACCTGTTACAGACTCAGCGTGTAGACGTACCCACTCCATCAATGCTTGTGCCGCTGAAGGACCAATTGGGTCACGGAAAGTTACGTTTATGGTATTCCAAGTGAATCTACCAGCCACATACGTAGATGTGTTTAGGAAAGGAATTTCTGTTGCCCCTATTTGGACGTTAGGTCTTGATGTTGACTCAACATACCAAGAGTTAATACCTAATGAAGAAGGAAATGATAGGATAAACCTATTCTTTCTTTTTGGTTCATAAGGAACGGGCATTTTCATTAATAAATCAGCCATTGTATTTTGGTTTTTATGTTCTTAAGTTTATTTTATTATAAATATCAACTACAAAAGTTTTTCTATTTACTTTTATTTATTTTTCTGTAATCTCCTCTAGAAAGAAATTAAAAACTAGTTTTTTAAACTAATTTCTTATCTCCTCCTTTAGTTAAATAGGTTTTTACAGGATTATCTTTATACTCTTTATCTAAATAAGCTTTAATAGTATCTACATTCTTTGGGTCATCGTCTGAAAATCCAATTTGTGGTTTTACTTCTTTATCTAATTCAGGTACAAAGTTATTTTTTACATCGTTCTTAAAGAAAGCCTTTTTTCCTAATCTCTCACTCATTTCTTTTACATAGGAAATAAAGCCACTTAAAGCTTTAATTTTACCCACCTCAGGGTTCGCAGCACTACCCTCACCATAAGTTACAGGGTGGTACTTGTTTAAGTCCAAGTAATCATTAATCATAATTGATGCATCTTTTTCATCGTCACCCGACATATTTCTATATTTTTTCAGGTTTTCTATTAATGATTCTTTACTAATACCGTTGTGGTCTGTTACAATCATATTATAAATTGCTTCACGAAGAACTGACGGTGTGTGACCTCTAGCAGTGATTATTGAAAAAATCGAACCACCGTTAATTGCTTCCACAAAATCATTCCACGATGGACCTGGTTTTGCCATCATCGAGTCAATAATAAATGCACTATCACCTTTAACACCAAAATTTCTATATGGGTCGTCAGCGTAGTTGACAATGTTTTTACCCTTATATTCAAAAGGTTCAACACCAATTAATCCTCGATAATCTGCAAAGTCCTCTGTAGACATACCAACCTCTTCGTCATTATCACTTAAAAGAATGATTTGAGTGGGCATCGTAACAATATTGTCGTCCCAATCAAAAGCATAATACTTTAAGTCAGGGTTACCTTCGAGGTCAAACCCTTCACGAAGTTGTTTTTCTTCGTAAAACTCTTTTATAATCCTTCTAATAGACATATAATTCTATTATTTTTGATTAAGTTTTTCAATTAATCTTTCTAATTGAGCCTCAGAAATAACAATGTTTTGAGGTTTTTTAGAGAAAGATTTTTTTCCGTCAGATTTAATATCTAACGTCTCGTTAAGTACTTTTTTCTTAAATTCCATGTTCTTATTTTTGTTTAAACGTTTAAATGGCTAATGGGGACCACCGTAGTAGTCCCCATGTTATAAATATATTGAGTGATTAAATATCCTCAAATGATGCACCTGTTGGTGTAATTAAGAATTCAATATCGATGAATTCAAGTGCTCTTGTCGGTTTCAAGTAAATTTTACCTGTTAACGTATTAGAGTCTAAATCCTCAGGTGTGTTAGAAACTGTTACTCTAAAGTCAATCAAACCTCTGTCTCTTCTAATTGAATCCAAGATAGGGTTAACTGAATCTAAGAACTCTTGTCTTACTTGTTCGTCATTCTGTTCGAATAATAATCTTACAGCCACTGCTGAGATTAACTTACGAGCTTGTAACAACAATCTTCTAACGTTTATTCTATCAAGTGCAGATTCTCTAACTTGTAGAGTTTTATTACCCCAAATTACCGTACCCACATCTGAGAATGTTGCAATTGGATTTAATCTACCTTTGTATAAAGTGTCTCTATCTTCTTGAGTTAACTTCTTACGTGCTTTAACCGCATTTACCAAACCTCTTGTGTAACCCGCAGATGCGAACCAAGGGAATGCAATGTTATCTGTCAACGCTAAGTTTCTTACTACCTGAGCTGTCGGTGGTAAGTAGATTTGAGTGTTGTTTACAGAATCTCTTGTTAAAATCCAAGGGTAGTAAGTTGCAGTATAGTTAGAATCAATACCTGTTTCTTCTAAGTTATCTACAGCTTCCTCAGGATAAATAAAGTTAGTGTCAAAGTCACCTAACGTAGGAGTAAACATTTGATAATCAGGTGTAGTACAGATGTAGATAGAATCTGCTCTGTCTGTTTCAACCATATCAATTGCTTCTTCAACAAGGTTAGAGTTATTTACATAATCAATACCTGGTGTTGTAAACACATTAATGTTAACCGCTTCAGGATTTTGGAATGTATATTGACCCCACAAGTAAGAGTAGTAGTCAGTATTACCCCATGTTAATTGGTCAGGTCCAGTAATTTGTTTGAACGCTCCCCATCCTGTTGCACTTGGGTAAGATATTGATGGTGCTGCACCTGCTCTATAACCTGCAGCCCCTAATTGATATCTGTCACCATTAGTTCTATATTCTCTATAGATGTCCCATCCATCAAAACCACCTGAAGGTGCCAATGTAAACTTACGAGAGTTTAATTTGTTGTATGGACTGTCTTCAGTAGGTTCAGTTCTAAACTGAGCCACACCCACTTCAAATGCACTTTGTCCCGAAGTTACATAACTATCAGGAATTGTTACGATAGTTGCTCCTGAATCCATGTGGAAACCTTTTGTTAAGTAAGCCCATGGTTGTGATTCTGTAGCAGTTTTTAAACTAGTTGGGTTTTGTTTTCCTTTGTATTGGAAGAAATCATAATCGATACCCATAGTGTTAGATACACCTAAGTATACTTTTCTAACTTTATCACCCGCAGCTCTTGTTTCATTATCAGTACCTGTCGAAGAACCGAAAGGTGGGTTATAAATAACTTGACCTGGAGTGTAATATTCAGTTTTATATTCTAAGAATGGTGATTTAGCACCTGAGTACTGTCTTGTTAAGTATCCACGGAAACCACAAGGTAAAGAGTCAATCGGTGCATCTTCATTCATTTCTAACATAATAAATTTAGACCTCAATTCGAAATCACCGTTTGCTGTACCTATCTTCTTAGCGACAAAACTATTTTGATTTGGGTCCATAGTACAGTTAGTAAATTTCTCTAACACTACAGGATTTGCATCAGTATCGAAAAAATCACGAACAACAACATCAAATGTGCCGTTGTT